GCTAATACACTTGATAATATAGTAAGTTATGATTAAGTAAGGTTAGTTAATATAAGATAAGACTATAATCAATAATACTAAGTACTAAACTAAGTAAGTTATAACTAAGGTAATCGATAATAATAATGTTAATTAAGATGTATAGTAGGTTTAATTTACACCCAAATTAGACATAAATCAATTATTTGTACGTTATCGTACACAGTGTCTATTATCTTATATGTATTTTGGCATGGATTAACCGGTATTCAGGCTGGATGTTGGCAGTTTATAAGGTCTTATGTGACATAATGTATCTTATCGGAAGTAAATATGTATGTATTACTCCAGATTTAAGGATGCATACTGCTTGTATATGTGATAGTATAGTGTGACACTGACATAGATTTGAGACAATATAGAGCTAAGATACGGGTTTTCGCTATATATAAGACCGGGGGGTACGGGCAATTTTGTTGCGCGAGTGTCGTTATATACCCTTTTTACCGACATATAGAATAAATGGAATTTTGCTTGACATTTATATATAATATAATGAGATTATAATATGGACAATACACCACAGGGACGACCGGGGGAGACAGAGACTAATCGGGAAGCAATAAGGGAGATGATAAAACTGAAGTTAAGAGACCCTAAGCTTACTACCCGACAGATAGGGAAGATCGTTAATAGGGATCATTCTACGGTTTTGCGTGCTTTACGAAGGTATGGGATAGACACTAAGAGGCTGGATTTCTTCAAGAATCACAGGGCGGATTTATACGCTGTTAAGCAGATGGATTTGCTGGAGGGGATGACGCCGGACAAAATTGCTAAGGCGAATCTTCAGCAGATAGGGGTTACGTTGGGGATTTTAAATGACAAGGAGAAGTCGGAACGTATTAAGACGGACGTATCGGTGGCTTTTGCAGAGATGGTGGAAATTATAGAAAGGGAAGCAAATGAGGAGAGGGCTAAGATTATAGAGATAGAGGCTTTATGAAGGAGCTGGAGAGTGCGGAACAGAAGTTGCGCGACGCTGCGGTGGAATTGATGAAGCAAACTAAGAGGAATGTTCACATAGAGATTAATGCCGAGCATCAGAATGAGAGTGTGAAGATAACGACTAATTTTACAAAGAGTTTTAAGAAATGAAATACGGACACTTTAAATCAAGGCTTGACGAATTTCATGGCAGACCGTTTTTACAATGGCCTTTGCATTTAAAAATTGAAAAATTGCAATGGTCGCCGGAGCAATTAGTATCAGAGCCAAGACCACATGTAACAATAAATAAACTTAAACCTTTTTTTGATAAATTAGATGTAGCTGTCAAAAAAATCCCAGATAAAGAACGTAAAAAGTTTGAAAAAGAAAATAAGGAATTTTTAAATGAAATGATGTATGGAGTTAAAAATCCATTTTGGTATAATATCGGAAATTCAATTTTAAATTCAATAGGAACTATTCATTAAGTTTTAATTAAATAAACGGTACAGGTGAAAAAATCCAGCCGACACTTCAAAAGAGTGCCGGCTTTTTTTATTTTATGAAAGCAGAAGAAATTAGAAATATCGTGGACGATTATTTGTCCTATTTGGGCATTAATATATCGTCAACTGGTGGAGTTGGCATTGGTGCCGCTACCCCAAAGCAACCACATGGGCTTCATCTTGATTATACTGGAAGTGGTAGTTATGGTTTTATAACTTCTCAACATCACATGCATCTAATGTCTAATAGTTATTATGACGGGGCATGGAAGTATATAGGGGCGAATAAGGCCTCTATGATTAATACTAATCCTGACAACGGGAATATTTATTTTTACAATACAAATGTAATCGGTACAGCAGATGGGGCATTAACGTGGACTGATGTAGGACATATTGATACTTCCGGAAACTTGCAGCTTAATGGTTATTTAATTGCAACAAAGGGTCAAAAACCTATCGACAATAACTATGGGAATATTACAGAAAACACTTTATTTGATAATCTTAGTCCATATATTCCTAGTACAAATGATACTATCTTAGTGCATGGGGCTATTATGAAAACAGGCGTGTTATATATTATATCGTATGCTTTAAGATATAATAGCACTACAATTTATTTATATTATCTGAATTCCGGCGGTGGTTTGGGATATTATACTATTGTAGATGGAGACACGGATACTTTTGATTGCAACTTGGCGTGGTAGTCATGATAACCAGAGAACAACAGAAAGAAATCATAAGGCGATACCGGGACGGCAAGGACGGGGTTAGAGGGATTATTCTTTATGTCAACGAATGTATTCTTGAGCCGTACAATCGTGCGACAGGGGAGAATTACTTCATCACACAGCAACAGATTGAAGGATTGAATGCGATCTATGACTTAGTACACGCTAAACTGAAAGGCGAGAAACAGGATATACTCGGAGTGTCGGTGATGTCGGGCAAGGGGTGCCATGCGAAAGGAACTTCTGTAATGATGCATTATGGCGGATGCCGGAGAGTCGAAGATATTCAGGTTGGCGATTGGCTTATGGGCGATGATGGATTGCCAAGAATGGTTCTTTCTTTAAAGCAAGGCAGAGAGCAAATGTATCGTGTTTCTCTTAGCGATGGAAGTTGGTATGATGTTAATGAATCTCATATACTTTCTCTACGATGCTGTGAAACTGGACAAAGGGGTTCTTTAAAATGGGGGAACATAGTAAATGTTCCGGTAAAAGAATATCTTACATGGTCGAATCGTAAAAAGAAATCTTACTGCGCTTATAAAGTTCCAGTGGATTTTGAAAAACAAAATGTAAAAATTCCGCCTTATATACTAGGGTGTTGGGTCGGGGATGGAGATAGTGATTCAGCAAGACTTGTTAATGAAGATAAAGAAGTAATTAAAGCATGGAAAGAATATGGGGAGTCGCTAGGGCTTAAATACAGGTGTTATAATAAAATAGATCATAGAATAGTTGGCGATGGCAAAAGTAATAAATTCATGAATTTATTGAGAGAATATAATCTTGTAAATAATAAACATATTCCTTCGGCATATATTTTAAATGACCGGAAAACCAGGATGGAATTTCTAGCGGGATTGATCGATACCGATGGTTGTGTAAGAAAAAAAGGCGCGTATAGTATTTCTACTAAATATAAGGATTTAGCTGAAAGCATTCTTTTTTTAGCAAGATCGCTGGGTTTCAGGGGAACACTTAAAAAGAGTGAAAGAATAAGAGGCCAGTTTAAAAAGAAACTTCAGATTGAATATATTATTAATATTTCACGGGGAAATACCGAAGAAATTCCTGTTCGGATTAAGTACAAAAAGGCGGTTCAAAGCCAGCAAAAGGATTTGAATTTCACTTTTAAAATCGAAAAACTTAAAATTGATGATTACTATGGTTTTGAACTTGATGGAAATCATCTCTACGTTTTGGGCGATTTCTCAGTTACTCACAACACCGGCAAAGATGCGATGACCGTCTGGGCTGTTAAGTGGTTTATGTTTTGTTTTCCTAAACCCAAAATACCGTGTGTGAGCGTTAGCGACGACCAGCTGGATAAGGTTCTCTGGTCGGAAATGGCCAAGTGGTCGCTTCATGCCACCGACAAGCAGTATTTTACTTTGCAAAGTGATAAATTCTTCAGAATTGACCTGAAACCTGAAACCAGAGGAAAGATATGGTTTGCTTTCAAGAAGGCGGCAAATCCGAAATCAAGTCCCGAGGAACAGGTTGAGACCTTACAGGGATTGCATGAGGATTATTTGTTTCAGATCGTGGATGAAGGATCGGGAGTTTTAACTCCGGTTTATTCTGCGCTGGAGAATAATCAGACAGGTAAATGCAATCTTATGCTGGTCATCTTTAATCCGATGCACGCCAGGGGATATGCAATAGACACTCAATATGCGAATAGTCATAGATGGATCGCACTTAGATGGAATGCAGAAGAATCGGAGATCACTAATAAGAGTAATATACGGAGAATAAAAGAAGATTTTGGAGTTGAGTCGAATCCTTATAGGATGAACGTTCTGGGACTTCCTCCACTATTCGATGAAAAGACTTTGATAAATTTTGAATGGATTACAGAGGCCGTCAATAGGCCTCTGGAGGTATTGCCGGGGATGCCTAAAATCAAGTCTTTAGACTGTGGCGCTGGGGGAGATATGTCCATTATAGCCACTCGGATAGGAAATAAGATATTGCCTTTCAAAAAGAATAAATCCGATGATTCCGCTTTTGTGGAAGGATGGGTTGGAAACGACATCGACAATGATCCGCCGGATAGCGTGTGGGTTGATACGATAGGTATAGGATGGGCGGTTGAAGGCGGATTAAGAGATAAGAAAGGCTCGATAATAGGCTCTGCCGATACAAGACGGCTTTCGGATGAACCCGAAAGGTTCACTAACAAGCGCGCTGAGATGTATTGGAGATTAAGGGAATTATTTGAGAAGGGAACGATTTCGATACCGAATGATCCTGATTTAATTGAACAACTATCTGTGATTAAGTACGAGCCGGATAAGAAAGGCCGGACGCTGATAATGGAAAAGAAGAAGATCAAGAAAGAGATAGGTCATTCGCCTGATGAAGCGGATGCCCTTGCTCTGCTCTACTACTATCCCGATAAGATGGTGAGCAGGAAAAAACGTGTGATTACGATAACACAAAGAAGCAACACAACCTGGATGGCAGCATGACAGATCAAGAAATACTTAGAGAAGCCCTCGATCAGTTTAGGATCATCAGAGAAGCCAATCAGGAACAGAAGGATTCTTGGGTTAAAGACGTTAAGTTTGCCTATAATCTCGAAAACGGCCACTGGGATGAAAGCGACGTCGAGGACAGAATTAATAAGGGAAGGCCTTATCTTACTTCCAATAAGCTCGCCAAGTTTGTCTCCCAGGTAGTTAATGCCGAGAGAGGCTCTCAGGACAGGAATGCCGTAATACCCGTTGATGATAAAGGCGATCCTGAGGTTGCGGAAATTTATAACGATCTCATACTTGATATTGAATATCAGTCATCCGCTGAAGAAATTTACAGCCTTGCGGGAGAGCATGCTGTTGCGGGCGGTTTTGGATTGTGGAGGATAGTCACCGAGTACACCGATGATGGGTTTGATCAGGAGATTAAGCTTAAACCCATTAAAAATCCTCTTAACGTGGAGATAGACCCCCGGTGGAAGTGGGCGTTTATACGAGAGCCGATTCTTAAAAGCAATTTCGAGAAGGAATATCCCAGCGCGGAATTTAAGAATTTTGACGAATCGGATTATAATGACTTATGGTATGATCCCGATCATATTTGGATAGCCGAATGTTTTAAGGAAGTTCCCTATGAAAAGACCATAGTTGAAACCGTTAACCCCGAAACAATGCAGACTGAGGTCTATGAGATAACTGAAGAAAACGAGACTGAAATCCGTAAGAAACAGATTTTAAGGGAACGTAAACTTACTTCTCATAAAGTCATGTGGTATAAGATAACCGGGGCTGAAATCCTGGAGAAGACGGAATGGGCGGGAAAGTATATTCCTTTGATCGAAGTGGTCGGACATGAGATCAACCTGGAGGGAAAAACATATAAGATGTCCCTAGTGAAGGATGCCAAGGACATGAATAAGATGTATGATTACTGGCTTACTTCGATGACGGAAAAATACGCCCTTGCCCCTAAGGCTCCGTATATGGTAACTCCGCAGCAGATTTCAGGATTTGAGGATGAATGGAAACAGGCTAATAAAGATAATAAACCTTATTTACTCTATAATCCGAGCAATACAGGAGCTCCGCAGCGAACGCCTCCGCCGGAGATTAATCAGGCGGAAATGACCATGCTTAACGTAGCGGCCAATGACATACGGGATATTCTGGGAAAATATGAGGCGTCATCGGGAATGACTTCAAATGAACGGTCAGGAAAGGCCATTATGGCGAGGGCGGCGCAGGGCGATCTCGTATCTTTCAATTTTCCCGATAATCTAAGGCGTGCTAAGGTATGGACGAAGAAAATCCTTATCGATCTTATCCCGAAAATTTATGATAATTCAAGGGTTGTGAGATTGCAGAATAAGGATACTCAGATAAAAATTAATTTTGAGACTCTTGGGAAAAATATGGAAAAGATCAAAGTAAACGATCTTTCCAGGGGGCGGTACGATATTCGCGTGGATGTTCAGAATAATCCATCTAAGAGACAACAGATTGCATCCGACATACTTCAGGCCATGCAATATGCGCCTGCATATGCCGATCTTCTTCTGCCGTTGTTATTTACTTACATGGATACTCCTGGAGCGAGTGTTATACTTCCGGCGATACAGCAGAGACAGATGCAGTTGAATTCACAGAATCAACCGCAAAAATCACCACAAGGAGTGATGAATGAAGGAATCCAAATGTAAAAATTATGAATATGATTCAGGGAACGTCATTTACAAGGGGGAGCACTGGAACACCAGTCCTGCTGACGGAGACCCCTACTGGGAAGTAACTAAGTTCACTTATTCCGGAAGCGATGTAATTAAGATTCAGATTGTTTCCGGGGAACAGATAAATTGGACAAACAGGGCGACTTATTTTTAAGCCTTGAAATATAAAACAGCCTAAGGCTGAAGGAGTTTTTTATGAACGCAGATACCACGCAAACGGATCAGGGACAGGTAACTGTTCAAACGGAGAAATCCGAAGAAGTTAAGGAAGTTGAGGAAAAAACCGAGGAGGCGAAAGCCGAACCGGAGAAAACCCCGGCTGAGAAGAAATTCGAACTTAAAAAGAAATCAGCACAGGATCGCATTAATGATTTAACGAGGGAAAAGTACACTCTTAAGAGGGAGTTGGAACAGGAGAAATCAAAGAATAAACATTTTGATGGGCAACCGGTTCCGCCTGATTTGCGGAAATTCACCGACGAATATGGAACCATAGATACGGCGGCTTATAACAATGCCTTAGGTGATTATACCAAGAATATGCTGAGCTGGCATAAAGGCCAGGAAGCGGTTGTGAAGGCGGAAGATGAAGCTAAAGCTGAAATGGAAACTAAGATTCAGAATTTTCTTGAGCAAGTCGATGAACTTGAAGAAGAATATCCGGATATACGGAAGGCCATAGAAAAGCCTATTTTTGGAAATGAATTGAGAAATGTTTTATTCGACAGCGAACTGGGGGCTAAAATAGCTCTCTTTTTAAGCAATAACGAAAAGGAAGCCATCAGGTTAAATCAACTTTCTGAGAAGCAGATGGTAAAAGAAGTAGGAAAACTGGAAGAGAGAATCAATAATTTATTGAAAAACACTTCCAAAGCTCCCGCGCCCCTGACTCCAGTTGACGATTCCAAGGGCAAAATGCTTAAGGATATCGATGAGATTTCACAGGATCAGGAATGGTTTAACGCGCGCAGGAGAGAAAAACTGGAAAGATTGAAAAAAAGAGGTAAATAATGGCTAATACATGGAAGACCTTAGCTGACGGTAAGATCACCAGGCGGTGTCTGGAATCTTTCCATAACAAGCTAAGTTTTTTAAAAACTATCGATATGCAATATGACGGCCGCTTCGATGAAAATGGAGCTAAAGCTGGCGGAACTTTATTGATTAGAAAACCGAACTGGTTTTCGGTTAATACCGGAGCAGCTTTGAATACCGCCGATATTGCAGAAGAAACAACCACGTTTACTGTGGCGACGCAGCAACACGTGGATTTTTCATGGACTTCGGTTGAGGCGTGTCTGTCTCTTGATGAAGCCGTGAACAGGGTATTTGATCCAGCAATGGCCAAGTTGGCCGCCAACGTGGAATACACAGCGTTGTCGAACGTCTATAAAGACGTGTTTAACTTCACCGGCACTGCGGCGACTGACCCGGCGGGAGTTGCGGCTCTTTCAAACGCGAGGGCGAGACTGACGCAGAATCTTTGTCCGGACAATCAGGTGTCGGCGATTCTTGATCCTATAGCAAATTCAAAAGTCTCTCAGAGTGTCTATGGTTATTTCCACAGAAAATCGGAAATAGAGGACGCTCTTATCAACAATTATATCCATTCCGGGGCGGGATTCGATATTTATGAATCGACAATGACTCCCACTCATACGAACGGAACTAGAGTTGATGCGAGTTCTGTTGTGGATGCGACAGGTATAGTGAGCGATACGGCAACCATAGGGGTTACCGGTGGGAACAATGCCCTGACATTCAAAGCAGGCGATGTTTTTACCGTTGCCGACGTTTATGCGGTTAATCTTGAAACAAAACAAAGACTGCCGCATCTTCAGCAGTGGGTCGTAACTGCGGACGTTACTGCCGACTCAAGCGGTATAGCGACTTTAGCGGTATCTCCGACTCCTGTAACTTCAGGAGCGAAGCAGAATATATCCGAGGTTACAGCCGGAAGTGTAGGCAAAGCGGTTGTGTATGTCGCGGCAGGTGGTTCAGGCGCGGCATCAGCGGTTTATACGCAGAATCTTGGCTATCACAAGAGCGCGTTCGCGGTGGCTTTTGCGAAACTTGAAAAGCCGAGCTCAGGCGAATCGAATTTTGCCAATTTTGAGGGAATATCTCTCAGGGTATGGAAGGATTCTTTAATCCAGAGCGATTCACACCCGTGCAGGATAGACGTCTTATTCGGTTATAAGACAATACGTCCTGAATGGGCTGTAAGGATTAGAGGGTAGGAGGTTAATATGGCTACTTATGATTATATCGGAACAGGTCAGGATGATGGTTCTATTTTTGGAGCGACCTCTACGACCAAGATAGCGTTTTGGGGCGGAACTCCGTGCGTCCGTTCTACGCTGACAAATGCAGCATTAGGAGCGGCATATTCCGTTTACTCGTTTTCGGGATATGGATTTTCAACAAGTGCTACAATGAGAGCGGCTTTAATGTTGCTCGATGAATTGAGGGCATTGGCTGTGCTTTACGGACTTGCCGCATAAGGAGGATTGGGCGGGGATTCATTATAAAGGGATCTCCGCCGATTCTATGAAAATCATAATACTGACATGTTATCATAAAAAGGAAATAAATCCGAGATTTATTCAAAGTCTTATGGATTTAACGGTTTTATTGACGGAGATGAAAGTTGAGTATGAATATTGGGCTTCGGAAGAACCGGAGATTGACAGATCGAAAAATAAATTTATCGATAATTTTCTGAAAACAGATTTTACTCATTTATTCATTGTCAATCCCGATATATCTTGGGATAACAGGGGTATGGCTAGAATTCTTAAAGTGACTAAAAATGGCGCAGAATTAGTCGCCGGGATATATCCCCAATATGGAATTTTTGATGTGACACCCATTACTGAGGACGGATATATAAAAGGATATGATACAAAAGAATACAGATTAGCAGAAGCTAAATTTGTAAATGGCGGGTTCATTATTTACAATCGCAAGGCATTTGAACGGGTTAAATCGATAATGGAATCTTATATTGAAAAGAACGAAATCGGAGAAGAATATTCTTTAACCGAATTTTTTAAATCAAATAAAGGACTTCCAAGAACCGATGATATTTATTTTCAAAAGAAATTCATTGAGCAGGGTGGACAAATACTTGTTGAACCCAATATTACATTTGAAATGCTGGGTAAACGCAAATGGAAGGGAAATTATAATCAATCACTTTTAGGAATTGATCCTTTATGATTCATATTGTTATGCCGTTTTCAAGGGAATATCTCAAGAAGGAATTGATTAAACGATATGAGTTGATGGATATAATTCTTCATCCGATTCAACATGAATTAATAGACTGGAATAGAAAGTGGATAATGCCTATTTATTATTTCAAGGAAGAAAAATTTGATATTTGTTATGAGAAGTTAAACTTCTTCAAAAAGAATGAAACTATCATTGATGATGATTATTACTGGCCTTCTGGAGACGATGACGCCATCGAAAAAGACGGTATTGACAAAATTCGTAATATGAATTATGACGTCATTGTGGTGTCTGCGAATACGGGAACCGACGTTCCCGTCAGGGGAAGCACTTGTAATAATGGTATATTATGGGGAATACAAGAGAATATGTGTAAATGGCATATGGGACTTTCCCAGATCATAATGAAAGGCAAAATATTTAAAGAAGCAATGTATCCGGAGAATACCCATATAGGAGACGGGGAAATGGCAGCTTACGTGAAGGAACATTATGAAATTCATTATGAACCGGATATATTTGTGAAACACAATTATTATCAGCCTGGACGATGGGAAAGGCTGGGTGATAAAGCTTTTTATGAAGGAGTATGATATGTTACCGGGAAAATACGGACAATTGGTTAAAGATGGGAAAGTCTGGGGAGTGGCAAACCAGGCGGCAGTCGCTATAACGGCGGCTCTTGCTACGGCTTATACGGGGCTGGTAATCGGGAATAAGTTGACATCAAAATGCGACCTTGTTCTTTTGCAGTGTGGTTACTCAAGCACAATAGCCGTGCCGACCGCTACCGCTCTGGGGCTGATGCAGGGAACGGCTTCAGCAGATGTCGCCAATGCTTTAACTTTTTACAACAGGTACACAAGGGAAGTTTCTACGAATGGAATAATTGCATGGGCTGAAGATTCCTGTACATTACCGGGTACGCCGGTGCTTGAAGAAACATTCGCCACGGGATGGACACAGGCTACGACTGCCGGAACACTGAGTCAACCGAATACTATTGATCTTGATGGAAGGTACGTTCTTAAACCGGGTCAATTTCTGGCATTTTATAGTGAAGCGGCTAATACCGCAGCTTTTTTGTTATCATTCTTGTTTGCGGTAGAGCCATGGCACTAGTAAGCGACATAGTTTATGCAAGTTTGCGAAAGATAGGTATAAGAGATACTTCCAATACCACGAGAATGACGGAAGCCTTACTGGCTTTTAATGATATGCTGAAGTCATGGGCAGAGATATTTCATTATTATACCACAACTGAAGGACTTACGGTTACTTCCGGAACTGTGTCTTACACGATAGGAAGCGGCGCGACATGGAACACTGCGAGGCCGATGAAGGTATTTCCTTCATACATGAGGTACACGGGAACTACCGATTATCCCATAGGAATCATCACCAGGGAAGAATACAATAATATAACCGATAAGTCGGATACGGGATATCCTGAGAATATTTTTTATGATGCCACGAATCCCAACGGAACGATTTATTTTGATCTTGTTCCGTCCGAATCTGGAACTTTCTATTTGACGTCTTTTAAACCTTTTTCGACTTATGCGGCTTTAACTGATACTCTTTTAGAGCCAGTGGAAATAGAACAGGCTTTAAAATATAATTTTGCCGTGGATATAGCTCCTGAATATAATATTCAGCCGCTGCAAACGGTTTTGGACATGGCACAGTTGTTGAAGTATGATATAGGGGTGAGAAATTCTTCTCCTGTATCTGAATCGGGTTTTGATAATGCTCTTTTGAGGTAATATGCCGTACGCAGGACAAACAATACAAATTCCTTGCACCGGCGGTTGGGATGCAAATCCCAATTATGATTCGATTAAACCGGAAGCCATGCATGACGTCGAGAATATTAATATCGATGCAGGCGGTCGTAAACCTCGTGGCGGATCGGAAAGGATCAACGATACTACAATCAGCGGAAGTCCTGCGGTAATGGGGATATTTCAATTTATTCTGGAAGGCGGAATCAATTACGCAGTAGATGAATCTGGGAATTACTGGGTTGATGAAAATGGCTATTATTTAGTATCGGGTGCATTTGATATTATTGTTGCTACGAGCGATGGAAACATTTATAAAAATTATATGACCTGTTTAAAGACTGGATTAAGTTTAAATCAATATTATTCATTTGAACAGTATTATAATAAACTTTATATTACTAATGGAGTTGATCGGCCGCAGGAATGGGACGGCATAGAGAATTATACATGGGATATGGGAACGCCTAAAAAATGTACAGTTGCGCTTGCGGGATTGGGAGCAGGCAATGTAAATTCCGGCGTGCATTATTATAAAGTTACATTTGTAAGCGCAAGCGGAGAAAGCTCAGGAAGCCCCGCTTCAAATTCAGTCACTACAACGGCAGGCAATGGACAGGTGGCTTTAACTTACATTCAGGTTGGAATATCAGGAACGACATCGAGGAAAATTTATCGAACCGCCGCTGGCGGTTCGGATTATAAATTACTTGATACGATAAGCGACAATACGACGACTACTTATGCGGATAATATTGCGGATGCTTCTCTGACCGATGCGATACCTACGACAAATACGGCTTTTTTACCTTCCGACTGGGAGGTGAATTATCCTAAAATTTTTATTAAACATTCAAGAGGGCTAAGCCAAAGACTTTGCGCCTTAGGGGTAGCGAGTTATCCAAATGCTATTTATTTATCAGCCAGCAAATCAACTGATATATCGGATGCGAATTGTGTTAAAATAGAAATAATGGCTTTAGGATCGGGACTTTCCGGGGCGGTTGAATCTGCTGGAAATTTGATTATAGGCGATGATCGGAAAGCGTATATTCTGGATGATACCATGTTGAATACTATGAACTGGGGATATTCGGTCGCAATATGGGATGGCGGAGTGGCGCATCAAAGACTAATAGTTAAAACTCCCACCGACATTATGTTTGTAGATAAAAATCTTGAATTATATTCATTAAGCGCAGCACAGACTTATGGAGACTATAAGTTGGCTTCTATAACAAGACCTGCGATGATAAATCGATGGATAGATGATAATGTAGATAAAACACAGATTGATAAATTTCATGCCGAGTATGATCCCAAATTGCGGGCAATTAAAATATTTATGGTTTTAACCGGGGATGATTATCCTAAAGTCGCTTTAGTCTATTTTATAGATTATGGATGGACAAAGCATGTTTTTGCAGTTAATCATGTCAGTTCTACAACGGCAAGAGATGAAGGTTTTAGTTGGTATATTTATACTGGATCGGATGATGGTTATGTGAGAAAACTCGAATCTTCTTCATTGCTTGATGATGGCGCAGTTTATGAGACGAATTTTACTCATTCATCTTTAACTTTTGAAAATCCGAGATCGTATAAGAGATATGATCGTGTATGGCTCGTGGTAAAACCGCAGGGAGGTGAAACTTATAATGTTCTGATATCAATAGATAATACGGCTCTGGCGGCACAGACGGTTACAATGGCGGGTGCAGTAGATGCTTTACAGGAATATCCTTTGGATATAGGACGGGTAGGACAAAGAATCAAAACTAAAGTTTATAATACTTTAGGCGAAAATTATTATATAGCTCAGTTAATGTATGACTACACAAATTTAGGAGCACAGGGGAAATAATATGGCAACTTTCACAATAGACAGTAAATCGGCAGTCGGCACTCCGGCAATTACCGACACCCACCTGGTAACTCAATCGGGCGTGACAAAAAAAGAAACCAATACGCAAATATTGTCGCTTTTGAATGGTCATGTCGGTGCGGGTAGTATAGGAATTATCGCTTCTCAAGGCGCTATGTATATAGGTAGTAATTTTTATTACGATGGAGCATGGAAATACATAACTGCTGATGAAGCTTCGACGATAGTATTTGTCAATGGTAATATTTATTTTCACATTGCTCCGGTAGGTACAGCAGATGGGGCATTAACGTGGACTGATGTAGGACATATTGACACTTCTGGGAATTTGCAGCTTGATGGCTATTTAAAAAGTGAGAAAGGACGATGGCCTACGAATACAATACATAATACGACTACAACGGATAATATTTTATTTGATCTTTTATCTCCTTGTATCCCTAATGTTGGAGATAAATGTATCGTAAGTGGTTCAGAAGCTTCTGGTCTAGTGGCTGTAGTATTTTCATGTGCAGAAAGAATAAATGAGACTACTATATATTTATATTATGTAAGATGCGATGGTGCTGG